CTTGCATGCATGCTCTTTGAAGAAATCGCCCCGATCCTAGAAAAGCGCTGCGGAGCCAAGGTAATTATGTCCTACGGCCGCTACCAAGCCACAATGCCAGACGGCTCAAAATGGTATGTCAAAGCCGCGCGGCCGTCAGTAGGCCACGGCATGACAATTGACTTGGCAATTATTGACGAATTGTTTGACGTCTCCGACGAAGTAGAAGCAGGACTTTTGCCGGCTCAACGCGCTAGGCGCTCGACTTTAACGGCCATGTTCAGCACGGCCGGCACGGAAGCGAGCCGATTATTTATTAGGCATAGAGAAAACGCGCTTCGGCTCATTGACCTTAAGAAGCCTTCGTCGTTCTACTTTGCCGAATGGTCGCCCGAGCCATCGCTAGATCCGCTGCATGAGGCATCGTGGTATTGGGGCAACCCAGCAATCGGGCATTTCCTCACAATCGAGACTTTGCGCCAAGAATCCGAAGGGCCAGATCGAGCACTCTTCTTGCGCGGCTCCCTAAACATGTGGGTCGCCTCCGCTAACTCTTGGATCCCACACGGCCTCTGGCCCGACTTGCTCTACGAAGGAGAAGTCCCTCCCGGCGGAGTCGTCGCCGTAGAAGCTTCTATGGACGACACCCGCTACTTTGCTACCCGCTCCGTCTCCCTGCCCGACGGCCGCGTCGTCAACTCCGTGGCCTTTACAGCCGAAACACAAAAAGAACTACTAGAGCACCTAGCCGAAATTGCTAAAGATCCGTCGGTCAAGTTTGCGTTCTCGCCGACAATTGACGTGCTAGTCAACTCCGCCACGTTTGATCGGCGCCGTGTAGTTGTCGGATACGGCGAGATTCTTAAGTACACGCCCGTCGTAAAAAACATGATCCACGAAATGCGGCTCGTACACACGGGAGAAGCGATGCTCTCCGAACACGTACAACGCGCCGTCCTAGTCCGAACCCAAGGCTCAATCGCCGTCTCATCCCAAAAGTCACCCGGCCCGATCGAGTTATGTCGGACGCTTATCTGGTCGGCAACCTTGGCCTCACAAAATCGCGTCACCCAAAAGCCTTCACTGGTCATCGTCCCGAACTAACATCCTCTCGGCAGCCGTTCGTGAGCCCTACCTTTCGTCGGGATCGGAAACGCCTCCGAGCGGTTGCCACCATAAACGCGCCAAGTGTGTCATGCTCTAGGGATGGGATTATTTGATCGCAAAGTAAGCAAGGCCGCAATCTCGCCGCCACCGGCTAAAGCCGCCGCCGCAGGAGCAGGACTTAACTACGCATCAAACAATGCCGGCGTCTCAATGATCGGCCAGTACTACACGTATCAAGAAGGCGAAGCGCGTAACCGTGCAGTACAAGTTGCCGCAATAAATCGCTCGCGCGATCTTATGGCATCGGTCATCGGATGCATGCCGCTCCGCTCTTACGTGGAGCAATGGAACGGCGAATACATGGAGAAGATCTACACCGCTCCTCGATCATGGTTGCGTCGGCCAGATCCCGAAGTGCCTTACAACTTTCTTATGTCATGGACGTTTGACGACTTGTTCTTCTTTGGTCGCGCATTCTGGTACATCACTTCACGCACAGCCGACGGATACCCAGCATCGTTTACACGTCTTCCAGCCGGCAGCGTCACTACTCAAGACATGGCAGGCCCCGTGTGGTTTGCACCATCAAAGGCCGTCTACTTTCAGGGCGGCGAGATAGATCCTTACAACCTTGTACAGATTCTTAGCCCGACGCAAGGACTAATTTATTCTGGAACGCAAGTAGTCGAGACAGCATTAAAGATTAACGACGCACGCACACGCAACGCATCTTCCAGCATCCCAGCCGGCGTACTTAAACAAACTGGAGGCGAACCGCTAAGCGCACAAGAATTAGCCGATCTCGCTGCATCGTTTAACGCGGCACGCGCAACTAATCAAACGGCCGCGCTCAATGAGTTCTTATCGTACGAACCGACAACAATGTCGCCAGACAAAATGCTCCTTATTGAATCAGCAAACTACAGCGCGCTCGAAGCCGCTCGTCTTTGCAATGTCCCGCCGTATCTTGTAGGCGTATCAACCGGATCATATTCCTACCAGTCATCCCAGCAAGCACGCGCCGACCTTTACATCTTCGGACTCAAAATGTACGCAGAAGCAATTGCGGCCGCGCTCTCCATGGACTCTGTTCTTCCACGCGGATCTTATGTTGAGTTTGACGCAGAGTCTTATCTGGAAGAGAACTACATGGCCGACAAAGCCGACGAACCAACCATTCAAGAAAACACTCAAGAAGGATTAGCCAACCGATGATTAAATTAATTGCAGGAGAGTTCACCGTTGACGCCGCCAAAGGCGACACACCAAGCAGAACTATCTCAGGAATTGCCGCGCCCTATAACGTGCCGGCAACAGTTTCCGACGGAACTACCGTAATCTTCCGCCCTGGCTCATTGCCAGTAGAAGGCAAAGCCCCACGACTTTTTATGTACCACGACGCGTCTATGCCAGTAGGCATCGTTAGCGAACGCGTAGACACGCAAGAAGGCATGCTCTTTAGCGCCAAAATCAGCGCTACAACACTAGGCAATGACGCCTTAGTTATGGCTTTAGACGGCACTATTGACCAAGTCTCAGTTGGCGTAAACCCAACTAAGTTTAGTTACGACGAAGACGGCACAATGATTATTGACGCCGCAGACTGGATGGAACTCTCGTTAGTCCCGATCGGAGCTTTTGGAGACGCAGCACCGATCACCGAAGTCGCGGCCAGTATCCACCAGCCCGAAGAAGAAATCAGTAATAATGAAGAACAAGAACCTCAACAGGAGAACCCAATGTCCGAATCAGTAGCAGCACCAGTCATCGAAGCCACCATTCCAACCGCTTCTCTTCCAGCAGTACCGAAGCGCAAGTTTGACCTTCCAACCCCAGGCGAGTACATGGCCGCAATGCACATCGGCGGAGAAACATTCCGCAACGTTGCAGCCGCAGCAACCGAGTTCATGCGCTCAAAGCAGACTGCACTACAAGCCGCCGCGGGTGACATCCTTACCACCGACACTCCCGGCCTCTTGCCAGTACCAGTCCTAGGGCCAGTCTTCCAAGACCTCAACTTTATCCGTCCAGTTGTTAACGCAATCGGCGCACGCGCAATGCCAAACGGCGGAGCATCAAAGACTTTTATTCGTCCAACGATCACTACGCACACAAGCGTCGCTGCACAATCAAGCGAACTTGCTGCCGCTTCCGCAACCACAATGGTTATTGCGTCAAACACAATTACCAAAACAACCTTGGCGGGACAAGTCACGCTCTCAATTCAGGACGTCGACTTCACGGATCCAGCAAGCCTCCAGATAATCCTTAATGACTTACTCGGCGAATATCTCATTGCCAGCGATAACGTCGCAGCAGACGCAATTACTGCAGGCGCATCGGCATCTGGCTCGACATGGACATTTGCCACCGCCGATCCATCAACGTTAATCGCAGCATTGTATGACGCAGCAACCGACATCTTGACCGCAACAAACTTCTTGCCAGACCATGTTTTCGTCAGTCCGAACGTATGGAAGCTTCTCGGCAACCAGTTAGACGCAGACAAGCGACCTGTATTCCCGTACACCGGCGCAGCAGGACTTATGGGCGTAAACGGAATGGGCGTTGCAAACATTACGGAAAGAAGCACATTCAACCCGTTTGGTTTGACTCTTATTGCAGACAACAACTTTGCAACAAACACAATGGTCGTTGCACGCGCAAGCGCTATTGAGTTCTACGAACAAGTACGCGGCCTAATGAGCGTTGAGTTGCCTTCTACTTTGGGACGCAATTTCTCGTACGCAGGCTACGTATCTACGTTCATTGCAGACGCAGACCAAGTCAAGTCCATCATCGTCAGCCCATAATCGGAAGGTAGGCCCTAGTAATGGCCACCTATACGGTCACAAACAAGTACCTCATAGACGACTTCGCCGTCCTTCAACTTCTCACCCCGACGGAGTTGGAGGTCGGCCAGTCAATAACGGTTGCAGGCGTAGACGCCACATTTAACGGCACATACACAGTCCGCGCTCTTCCGCAATATCTCTATGAAGGCGTAGACACCGAAGGCGATCTTCTCTACAACGTCAACATCCCAATCGCTAACCAAGTCCTTTACGCAAGAACGGCCGCCGATGTTGAGCGAACCGCCGCGTCTGGAACCTTGACGTCAACTCCAACTTGCTCGTGGATTACGGCCACCGACATTGAAGACTGGTTGGGCATTGGTACGGCCACCGCAGCCGACGCCACATTCCTTACCATTTGCGCCTCTAGTTCTTCGCAGTTCTGCTGGCGTCGACGAATGGAAGCCGGCTACGTTGACTCTCTTACGACCGTCCCATCTCAAGATGTCAAACTTGGAACGATCATGTACGGCGGAGCGCTTTACCGTCAACGCGGATCTATGGATTCTTTTGCATCCTTCCAGTCAATGGGAACCGCGCCAGTCATGGGCCTTAACGGAATGATCCGCCAATTGTTAGGCATTGATCGACCGCAGGTTGCCTAGTGCCAGTCCCGACCTACACCGATCTATTTAATGAGGGCTACGACGACCTAGTCGCCAAACTTCAGACGGTCGTAGGGCTTCAAGTTGTAAACGATCCGCGCAACATCGTCCCGCCATGCGTGTTTGTAAACATTGACTCCATTGACGGCTTTAACTACAACATCGCCAAACTGACTTTTACACTTCAGATCGTGACGCTTGGCCCTGGCAATCTAGACGCCCAAAAGTCGCTGCTCAACATGCTGGCTCAGGTATACGCGCTTAACATCGGCATTATCTCAGGCCGCCCCACAAACGTCGACATCGGCGGATCCGTCCTGCCGGCATACGAACTTACCGTTGCAACTCAAGTCCAAACGGCGTAATCCACACCTAGCGCCTGAAACTATGTCAAACTAAAACCACTACTCAAGGAGCAATCATGGCAACCTCAACTATCCTCTCAAATCCAAAAGTCGTAATCGCAACCGTTGACCTTTCGGATCAATGCACGGCCGCAACTTTGACCCGCACCATTGAAGCGCTTGAAGACACCGCGTTCGGATCTACAGCACGCACCTACACTGGCGGCCTTGAAAACAACGAACTTACTGTCACGATGTACATGTCCTACGCGGCAACCGAAACCTACGCCACGCTCTCAACACTTGTCGGAACAAAGATGATCGTCATTGTTAACCCAACATCGGCAGCCGACTCGGCAACAAACCCTGGCTTCACTTTGACAAACACCTACCTAGAAGCATTACCAGTAATTAACGCCTCGCTCGGCGAGTTGCAAACTGTAGACCTCACCTTTACAGGCGGAACCTACAGCGCAGACGTAACACCATAATCACGGCCGTCCTCGGCCCGACACAAGGAGAACCATGAAGATCAAACTTAATGTCACGCGCGGAGAAGTAACCGAACAATTATCTACAAACCTCTTTGTCATTGCCGAATGGGAACGCCTAGAGAATCGTCGAGTGTCAGACGGACGCGGCATCGGTGCATCCGATCTAGCGTGTTGGGTACACACGTTGCTCACGATAAAGGGTGAGAAGCTTCCCGCGTCATGGCGCGAATGGCTTAAACAAAACCCAGACATTGAGATCGCAGCGGAGGACGCAACAGATCCAAACCCTACGGACGCGGCTACCGCCGGCAACTAGCCGAACTGGTAGTCGCGACGGGATGGGCGCCGACGTTCTATGCGGAGTCATTTGACTCACGCGACCTACAAACAATCATTAGAGTCCTTAATGACCAAAACAAAAAAGGACACAAATGAGAGACTCAGCCGGCGGCGTTGAAGCACGGATAGAAGTGTTCGGCCTTGGCCAAGCGCTTAAGGATCTTAACAAGATTGACAAGGCTCTCCGACGTGACATCACTAAGGACTACAAGCGCGTAACGTCTGGGATTATCTCGGACATACAGTCGGCTATCCCATTGAACTATCCGCTGTCAGGCTGGCAGCGCCAATGGCGTCTCCGTGGCGAATACGAAGTATTCCCCTGGCCAACTAGCCATTCCGTCAAGGCATACATAAACACCAAAGCACCCAAAGAAGTTTTTGGCGGCAAAGTAAACCTCTCCACGTTTGCGATCAAATGGACGGGAGCGGCCGCATCGTTCTTCGACTTCTCATCGTCTAATCGCATGGGAGCCGCACTAACAGCCAAGTACGGAACACCATCGCGAGTAGTGTGGAAACAGTACGAAGCAAACAAAAGCGAACTTGAAGTAGAAATGGCGCGGATCGTAGACCGCGTCGGAGACGCATTAAGTCGCGACCTAAGCGCAAGGTAAACCCATGGCCGTCATCCTCCCAATCATCTCCGAGTACGACCCGAAGGGAGCAAAGCGCGCAATCGCGCAATTTAAGCAACTAGAAACCTTTGGTGAAAAAGCAAACTTTGCAATCAAGAAGGCAGCACTACCAGCCGCTGCTGCTGTTGCCGGCTTAGGCGTGGCACTCGTAGGAGCAACCAAGGCCGCAATGGAGGACGCCGCCGAGCAAGCAAACTTGGCGCTTGTAATGCAGAACGTCACGGGAGCAACCGACGCACAAGTTGCCTCTCAAGAAAAGGTAATTGCCGCAATGTCAAGGGCATCCGGCACGGCAGACAGCGAACTTCGCCCAGCCTTCCAGGCGCTTCTTGTAGGCACTAAGGACATCACTACAGCCAACACCGCTTTAGCGCTTGCACAGGACATCGCACAGGGCTCTGGTAAGGATCTAGCAACAGTCTCGGATGCTCTAGCCAAGGCTTACGGAGGCAACTTTAAAGCCCTGGGTCAACTTTCTCCAGAGATTAAAGCAATGATTAAAGACGGCGCAAGCCTTGATGACGTCATGAATGTCCTTGGCGGAACCTTTGGAGGAGCCACAGCAACCGCCGCAGAAACCGCCGCAGGCCGCATGAAGATTCTTAAGAACTCTTTAGACGAAACAAAAGAGTCAGTCGGAGCGGCATTGCTTCCAGCCTTTGAAGCCGTCTTACCAGTAATTCAAAAGTTTGCAGACTGGGCACAAGATAATCCAGGAGCTTTCCTAGCCATTGCCGGCACAATCGGCGCTATTGCTGTCTCGATCATGGCCGTCAACTTTGCCATGGCGCTAAACCCGTTCTCGGCCATTGCAGCCGG